GTTGCCATCTCGGGAAGGTGCCGCGGGGATTGACTGCGAGGTTATATTCCTTGCGTTGGATCAGCCGAAAGACGTTCGGAAACTTTTATCATTGGAGCTTACTGGTGCATGGATCAACGAGGCGCGGGAACTTCCGAAAGCGATTATTGATGGACTTACGCACCGCGTTGGACGTTATCCTGTTCAGTCTGATGGTGGGCCTACTTGGCGTGGTATCTGGGCTGATACTAACCCTATGGATGATGATCATTGGTGGCATCGCCTTGCTGAAGGTGGCGAGAGCCCCGGTGGCACATTTTCGTGGAAGTTCTTCCGGCAACCGGCGGGGGTCTTCGAGGTAGAACCCGAGGATCTGCCGATCGATCCTGAGTTCAATGGGTTTACGTTATCAGCCGGAAAATGGTGGCAAACGAATCCCAATGCCGAGAACCTGAACAACCTGCCGGCTGGGTACTATGACCAGTTGGTGGGCGGGAAGAGTCTTGACTGGATCCGGTGTTATGCCCGTGGGGAATACACTTACGTGCAGGAAGGCAAGCCGATCACGCCTGAGTACGATGATGAGATGATGTGCGTCGATGGTTTGCAGTATGACCCAGCCCTGCCCTTGCAGATCGGACTGGATTTTGGTTTGACGCCGGCTGCGGTATTCGGGCAGCGGACTGGATCCGGGCAGTGGCGGATTATCCATGAGCTTGTGACTTTTGACATGGGTCTGGAGCGGTTCGGTAATCAGTTGAAGGCTGAGATCGAAACACTGTACCCCGGCGCCGAGGTATCGATCTGGGGAGATCCGGCGGGTATGCAGCGTGATGCAATTTATGAGGTGACTGCGTTTGATCACCTGAAGACTTTGGGCTTGATGGCTCGGCCGACTGCGACCAATGACTGGAAGTCTCGGCGCGAGGCGATGGCTGCACCGATGTTGAGGTTTGTCGATAAGAAACCGGGGCTGTTGATTGCGAAGACTTGTCACCGGACGCGGAAGTCGCTTGGTGGGGGATATCACTTTTCCCGGGTTGCGATGGGTGCGGGGCAGGAGCGGTTTCGCGATGTACCGAATAAAAATGAGCATAGTCACGTTGGCGATGCGTATGGGTATTTAGTCCTGGGCGGTGGAGAGCATAAGCGGATGACCCGTCGCCCGATGGGGAATGGACGGCCTGTTGTTGCCGCGATGGATTTCGATGTCTTTGCTGAATGACTGCGATCTGCTTGGTCGGGTGATTGGCCTCGATGGGGTCCGGGACAAGCTGGTGCCGTTTGACCCTGTCTTGTTGCGTCTGATGGATCTGCAAGAGTGGGATCTGGATTATTACAAGCTGTTGAACGACTACGAAGCTGTCCTGCGGAACAATGCAGCCCGGGGGCCGGCGTATGCGTGGGTCCGGGATGGCAAGCCGATTGCCTGTGCCGGGATCATGCTCTACTGGACTGGCGTCGGTGAGGCGTGGCTGGTCCCATCGAAGGCAGTATCGTCCCTCCGCCACACCTTCCATAGGTCAGCACTACGCGCCTTTGAGGTAATTGCCTCAGAACTCCAGCTTCGACGGGTTTCGGCAACCGTGAACACAAAGAATGTCAGGGCTGACCGTTGGATCAAGGCCGCATACTTTGAGGAAGAAGGCTACCTGCGCGAGTTTGGCGTAGACGGCTCCGACCACAGAGTTTATGCGAGGTTATTCGATGGGAAGCATGTTCGCTCCAAAGATTCAGGCACCACCGGCCCCGCCAAAAGTTGAACAGGCTGCGCCTGAAGTCGTTGAGGCGACTGAACAGCAAGAGGCGTCCCTCGATCAACAGAAAAAATCCAAACTTGCCCAGATCAAGTCGAAAGTGACGGCCCGTCGCCGTCGCCGGCCACTGATCAATCAGAACAGACCCATCCCCGCCCTCGGCGTTGTTGATGGCAATACGTTCGGGCCGACAAACACATGACCGGCCCGGGCCCCGGGGGGGAGACAGGTGGCGTTATGGCCACAAACGAGGACATGGATCAAGTCGGCGTCACCGTCAATCAGGACGGTAGCATCCGAGGCCCCGCAAACGAAGTCGTAGATTTTAGTGAACAGAGTTTCTCTGAGATGGCGGCTGAAAACATTGGCCGTCTGGGCCTTGCAAATGCTTTCCCGGGTTCAACAGCGATGGCTATCGCCCAAGCCGCTTTTGGCGTCCAGTCTCCAGATGCCCACGGCATGTTCAGTGGTAGTGGTGGGAATAATTCAGGCGGCAACACTGCCGGCGAAACCGGCCCCGGCGGCGGCGGAAATGGTGACGGGCCTTTGGCTCAACCTCCCGCCCCTGCCCCGGCGCCGGTTCCAGATCCTGTCGCACCGGCACAGCAAACAATCTCTGCCCCGGATTCTCCGGAACAACAGGCCGCAGCGGTACAGGCTCGGCGAAAGAAGAAATCAAGGCCGCTGATCAACGGTGGTTTCCTTGGCCCCACTGCCGATGGCGTACAGACATCGACACCGACAGGGCCATCCCTCGGCACCACAACAAGCCTCGGCCCGGGCGCCGGATTTGTCAGAAGGCGGAACACTGTATGAGTTTTCAGCGTAATCCGAAAAACCGGAAGAAGGGCGGCAAGTAATGGCCGAGATCAAAGCCGATATTCTGCGGAAACGGTCAACTGCCGCATGGGCAAAAAAGGATCAGTGGCGCAGCCTGTATGAAGAGGCCTACGAATACGCATTGCCACAGCGCAACCTGTTTGACGGCAACTGGGAAGGTGGCCTCGGCGGTCGGTCCAAGGGCTTGAAGGTTTTTGATTCGACGGCGATTCACTCCACCCAGAGATTCGCCAACCGGATCCAGTCTGGCCTGTTCCCGCCTGACAAGCAGTGGATGGTTCTGGCCCCGGGCACTGACATCCCGCCACCACAGAAACCAGAAGTTGCCGGCGCTCTCCAGACACACGGCGACAAGTTCTTCAGCATCCTGCGCCAGACAGCGTTCGACTTGGCGATGGGCGAGTTCCTGATGGACATGTGCGTCGGTACAGGTGCGATGCTGATCCAGCCGGGAGATGACCTACAGCCGATCAGATTCGACGCCGTGCCGATTTATTTGCTGGCCCTCGAAGAAGGCCCTAACGGCAACGTCGAAAATGTTTTCCGCAAGATGCGTGTCATGGGAGATGCGATCTCCCGACAGTGGAAAGATGCAAAGATCCCCGATGCCCTCGCCCAACAGATCGAGGACAAGCCGTCCGAGATGGTCAACCTCGAAGAGGCAACCGTCATCGATGTCGAGGATGGCGGCTATGGCTACTACGTAACATGGAAAGGCGGCGATGATTCCGAGGCGCAGGTCTTGGTCTATCGCAAACTGAAGATGTCACCGTGGGTGATTTCACGATTCATGAAAGTTGCCGGCGAGACATACGGCCGCGGTCCTCTGATCTCAGCCCTGCCCGACATCAAGACCCTGAACAAGACCCTCGAGCTATTGCTCAAGAACGCATCGATCAACATCGCCGGCGTTTACACCGCGGTGGATGACGGCGTTCTCAACACCCAGACTGTAAGGATCGTCCCGGGCGCTGTCCTCCCTGTCGCTCGTAACGGTGGGCCGCAGGGGCCCTCTCTCATGCCCCTGCCGCGCTCCGGTGATGTCCAGTTGTCGCAGATCATCATTCAGGATCTGCGCCTCAACATCAAACGGGTGATGCTCGATGACAGCCTTCCACCTGACTCGGCATCTGCGAGATCCGCGACCGAGATCGTGGAGCGTATGCGCGAACTGGCAACAAACCTCGGGTCTGCATTTGGTCGCCTGATCACAGAGACGATGGTGCCGATTGTGCGCCGTTCCCTGTTCATTATGGATGAGAAGGGCCTGATCAATCTGCCCCTCAAGGTCAACGGCCTCGAGGTCGGCATCGTGCCTGTATCACCTCTGGCACAGGCCCAGAACCTCGATGAGATCCAAGACGTTATGCAGTGGCTGGGCATCACCACACAGATGGGCCCAACCGGCATTGCGACTGTCAACATGGAAGCTGTCGCAGACTTCATTGGCGACAAGCTGGGTGTTCCACAGGAGTTGCGTACAACAAATGATGAGCGCGCAGAAACCGAGGAACTGGTCGGCCAATACCTCGCGACACAGGCTGGACAACCGGCACCGGAAGGTGGCGTCGGTGGCGCGTAACTACAAAAAGGAATACGCCGACTATCACGCGAAGCCGGCGCAGAAGAAGCGCAGGGCTGGCCGCAACAAGGGCCGGCGTTTGCTCGAACGTGCCGGCGCTGTTCGCAAGGGTGACGGCAAGGATGTCGATCACAAGGATCACAACACAATGAACAACAGCCGGCGGAATCTTCGCGTGATGTCGAAACACAGGAACAGATCCAAAAAATGAGCGATATAAACACCCCCGGGTGGGAAGGCCTCGAGGCCCAAGCCGCCGAGCCCCTTCCCCATCTGGCCACAGATCAGGCCGAGGAAGACAAGACTGTCGCCCGTGCGTTCGCGACCGATGAAGGAAAGGCCCTGATGGAATGGCTCGAAGCAACATACCTCGCCCAGCCTTCATGGGCGCCGGGATACGATCACTCTTACGGCTATTTTCGAGAGGGCCAAAATACTCTCGTTCGAGAAATAAAGTCGCGAATCGAAAGGGCGAAACTGTGAAGAAACCCGAGAAGAACCCCGAGAAAAAACCCGTAGCGAAGAAACCCGCAAAGAAGCCGGCGAAGAACCGTCGCGCTAACCTGATGCTCAAATAAGGAGAACAACATGTCCGATGTCGCGGATGCCCAAATGGAAGCACCTCTCGAAGGTCTTCTCGACGGGGCCAAACCTGAGACAGAAGAAGCAGTCGCAGCCGCCGATACTGAGGCCAGCGAGATAAGCCACATCGATCCGGCAAGCACAGGTGAGAAACCTGATTGGCTCCCGGATCAATTCTATAGCGATGAATCCGGCGCTGACTTCGAGGCCCTTGCAAAATCACAGGCTGAACTTTTCAAGAAGATGAGATCCGGCAAACACATCGTTCCTGAAGATGGTTACGATGCTAAATTCCTGGGCGACCAAGTCGCAGCCGATGACCCAATGCTCGGGAAGTTCAACGAGATGGCAAAAGACCGCGGCATGTCGCAGGACGATTACGAAGCCGTTCTCGGAATGTATCTCGAGAACCGCGGCGAACTGATGGGCGAAGGCGAAGTCGAGGAGCCATTCGACCAGCAAGCTGAACTGGCAAAGCTGGGGCAGAACGGCGCCGAGATCGTCACCGGCACAGTCAAGTGGATGCAGGGCCTTGCCGAGAAGGGCCAGATCTCAGCCGATGATTTTGAAGAGATGAAGATCATGGGCGGGACCGCAGCCGGGATCCGCGTGTTCAACAAATTACGATCGATGTATGGGGAGCAAGTTGTCCCTGTCCGCATCGATGCCAACAGCGGCGAGATCCCGACGCAGGATGATGTCAATTCAGCCATCGCAGATCCTCGATACCAGACTGATGAGGCCTATCGCAACAAGGTCTACAAGATGGTCGAGCGGATGAATCCTACTGGCGGATCTAGCTCCTCACCATTTTGATCGGCCCGTCCAATAGCTAGACCCGGGAAATTGCTTGTTGACAGCGGAGCAATTTTCTGGGCCTACTCTGTTTGACCCTAACTCAGGCTCTGCCTGAACTGGTCTGATGGATGTAACATCCGGTCCCGGCGGGGATCTTACCCGCAAGCAACAGCCTGAGATATTTGTCTCCCACCTGTCGCGTTCAATTGAAACTTGAACGGAGAAACAGGTAATGTCTGTATCCCTATCTACCAACTTCATCACGCTGTTCGACAGCGAAGTGAAGCAAGCATATCAGGCCGGTCAAGACCTGATGGGCACATGTCGCGCACGTTCCGGTGTTATCGGATCCACCGTGCAATTCCCGAAACTCGGCAAAGGCGTTGCGACTGTTCGCACACCTCAGACTGATGTCGTACCGTTGAACCTCGTACACACAAATGCGACGGCGACACTGTCCGACTACATCGCTCCCGAATATTCGGATATCTTCAATCAGGCCAAAGTCAACTACCAAGAACGCGCTGAACTTGTTCAGGCCGTTGGTAGCGCCATTGGTCGCCGCGCAGATCAACTGAAGCTCGACGCTTTGGCTGCGTCTGGCACATCCCTGACCGTGTCAAACGACATCGGTGGTACAGACACCAACATCAACGTAGCCAAGCTGCGTGAGGCCAAGCGCCTGATGGATGGTGCCAACGTACCGAAAGCTGACCGCCACATGGCAATCAGTGCCGATGGCCTGTCGAATCTTCTGTCCGAAACTGAAGTCGGTTCTGCCGATTACAACAACGTCAAGGCGTTGGTTTCTGGCGAAGTGTCTCACTACCTCGGCTTCAACGTCATCTCACTTGGTGACCGCGACGAAGGTGGTTTGGCAATCGATGGTTCGTCTGACCGGACATGCTTTGCCTGGCACAAATCTGCACTCGGTTACGCCGAGGGCATCGCCCAAAAGACAAACATCGATTGGATCCCCGAGAAGACTTCTTGGCTGGTCGCAAGCATGTTGTCTGCCGGTGCCGTCGCCATCGACGACGAAGGCATCGTTATCATCACGGCTCGCGAGTAATCGCCAGACCAACCTGAACTGAACTGAACAAAGGAGTTCAAAATGGCTTTCGCAAGAGCAAATTGGCAACCACTGGGCGGCATGGCCAAACGAGGCAATGCCCCCGCACTCTGGAGCTACAAAACGACTGACGCACTTACAGACGTTGATGGCGCCGGTTATTTTAACGATGTGTCCGACGATGTCACAGTCGGAGACATGATCTACTCATTCGCAAGCACTAGCGGAACAGCAACAGCCTCTTGGCATGTTGTCGTATCCAACGCTTCCGGCGTAGTGGATGTTGCTGACGGCAACGCAATGGCTGTCGTTGACAGTGACTAACTAAAACTGGTCGGGGGGCTTCGGCCCCCCAGCCTTTTACCGGAGATCTCGATGGCTCTAGGTGACACAGACGTATCAATCTGCGCTCATGCTCTGCTACTCCTCGGAGAAGCCGAGATTTCTTCGTTTAGCGACGGCACTGCCCGGGCAGGTATCTGTGATGCCATCTACTCGGACATCAGGGCCCAAGCCTTGTCGATGTATCCTTGGTCGTTCTCGATGAAGAAAGTGGTCTTGGCCCAGTCGGTCACTGCCCCGATCAACGAATGGACATACGCTTACCCGATGCCATCTGACAGCCTGACGTTAGCGCCTCGGGCCGTCTTCAATTCCACATCAACCGGCGTCACCCCCCTGACATCAGGGTGGGAATTGTACGAGGCCGCGGTCCTGACAGATCAGTCGATCATCGTCATCGATTATCAGTACCAGACTGATGAAGCCGACATGCCGGCGCACTTTGTCTTGCTGCTAAAATACCTGATGGCCATGCACTTGGCCGAGCCCGTCACTGACCAGATCTCTAAAGGCCAGCATTGGGAACGCATCGCGATCGGCAACCCATCGGAGGGCGGTCGAGGCGGTCAATTCCGACAGGCCGCAGCCATCGATGGCATGGGCCAGCCCTCATCATTTATTCAGGACTACCCGCTCATCGATGCCAGACAGACGTTGAGCTAATCAATGTCCAGATCGATCAAGGTTCAAACAAACTTTGCAGTCGGTGAGATCAACCCTGAACTCCGGGGCAGGATCGACATCGTGCAATATGAATCCGCACTTGAACGTGCGCGGAACGTCATCATCAAGCCGCAGGGCATCGCTGAACGGCGCCCGGGTATGAGATACGAACACACCATCCCGAGTGCCGCTACACCTGAATCCGGCGTTCGCCTTGTGCCTTTCTCGTTCTCAACGACACAGACATATATGCTGTTGTTTGTGAATAACCGGATGTATGTCTACAAGGAAGGCGTCCTTCAGACTAACATCAACGGATCCGGCAACGATTATCTGGTAACGACCATCGCGTCGGCCTCACTATCATCTTTGTACTGGACACAGTCCGCCGATACCTTGTTGCTGTTTCAGGAAGACCTGATTCCACAGCAAATCGTTCGAGGCGGTTCTCACACCACTTGGACGATCTCTGCCATCACTTGGGACTTCACCCCCCTGTACTTGTTCACGGCATCTGAGACGGCCCCTGCGGCAACCCTGACCCCTGATGTGACCGAGGGCAACGTAACCCTCACAGCATCGGCTGGTGTGTTCGTTGCCGGCGATGTAGGAGATCAGATCTATGTCGATAACGGGTTCGGGCGTGTCAGGATAACAGGGTTCACATCTACGACTGTGGTCACTGGTGTGACGCTGGTTCCATTCTTCGACACCTCGGCTATCGCGTCCGCGGCATGGACGCTCGAAGGTGGCTGGGAAGACGCATGGTCTGCCAGCAAAGGCTACCCGAGGACCGCGACCTTCCATGAGGGCCGTCTGATTATCGGGGGGTCCAAGTCGTTGCCGACAACCGTCTGGGGCTCGAAGGTCGGAGAATATTTCAACTTCGACAAGGCCGCGTCTCTCGATGATGAGGGCCTCGAGGCAACCATCGATACAGATCTGGTCAACGCTGTGACAGCGATTCACTCTGGCCGTGATCTACAGATATTCACAACGGGCACTGAGTTCATTTTGCCCCAGTTGGACGGTGCCCCACTAACACCGTCCAACTTTATTCCCAAGCCATCAACCCGCCGCGGATCCGAGGTCGGAATCCGGCCCCAGAGTACCGAGGGCGGGACGCTGTTTCTCCAGCGCGGTGGCAAGGCGATCAGAGAGTTCCTGTTCACAGATACACAAGGCAGTTACATCGCCAACGATGTCAGCCTGTTGTCTTCCCACTTGTTGCAGGGGCCCACCAACATGGCCATGCGCCGGGGCACCAACGTGGATGAGGGCGATCTGCTTCTGGTCGTTAATGGCGACGATGGCACGATGGCTGCTTTCACGATTCTGCGGACGCAAAACGTCATCGCTCCCAGCCTTCTGTCTACCGAGGGCAGCTACCTCGATGTCGCTGTCGAGGACGCGGACACGCCGCTGGTTTACATGGTTGTCGAGCGTGAGATTAACAGTTCTACGGTTTATTATGTCGAACTGTTCGACAGCAATTACACAACAGATTCCGCAGTCCAGTATTCGGGCGGATCTCTGCCCGGGACAACGACGATGACGGGCTTGACGCACCTCGAGGCTGAGACGATCAAAGTCATCGCAGACGATGCCATCCTGACTGATGAGCTTGTCGATGGTTCCGGCGAAATCGTCACCGACCGTGTCGCGACAACATACATCGAAGCCGGTCTGGAATACCCAACATTTACTGATGCACTCGCGGACGGGGCCACAAAGACAACGCCGCTCCTTCGCACCATGCCGGTTGAGACGCACCTGAAGTCTGGCCCGATCATCGGGTTCAAGAAACGGATCGTCCAGGCATCGATCATTCTTGATGACACGCAAGCGATCACTGTGAATGGCGAGGCTGTACCTTTCCGGCGCCTCGATAACATGTCTCTCGATTCCGGCATCGCATTTTTCACAGGAACAAAACGCGCCGGCCCTTTTCTCGGATACGACTATGAGGGCCAAATTGAAGTCACTCAGGATGAGCCGTTATTCATGACGCTGCTCGCCCTCGAGTACAAAGTATCGGTAGGTCAATAATGGTCGCAGCGGTCCCATATGTTGCACTAGCCATGACAGCCGCCTCGGCTGTCGGCCAGTACCAAGCCGGCAAGGCACAGGCGGCATCGATGGAAGGCCAAGCCAACGCGGTCGATGCACAGTCATCGGTCACAAAGTTGGCTGGGCGCCAGAACGCCTTGCAGCATAAACGACAGGCGGTTGCCTCTCTCGATAATGTCTTGAGGGCGATGGCCTCGAACAATGCCCGTGCGGGTGCGGGGCACATCGATGCCGACAGCGGATCGATCTCCTCGATCAATAATGAGATCCTTTCGATCGGCGTTCGAGATGTCTCGACAGCGTCGGCAAACGAAACCATCACCCGCGGCATGGCTGGATATCAGGCAACCCTGCAAAATGATCAGGCTGCGCGGCTTCGAGCCGGTGCCCCTGTCGCACGACGCACTGGTGTATTCAACGCAATGGCCGTCATGGGCCAAGGCATGATGTCAGGCGCACAGGTCGGAGCGTTTGGGTCTAGCACCTCGGCAACCGGCAACGTCCTCGGAAAGCCGGCATAATGGCAGCGCGGGATCTCCTCAAGCCACAGTCCTCGCTCGGCAGCGTTGCGCCGATCTCGCTCCCCGGCGTCTCGATGCCAACCGGCCCAGACCCCCTTCTGGCTGCGACCGCGAACATGGCCAACAGCCTGTCGCAGCGCATCGGCCAGATGTCTCAAACGATGTTCAAGGTCGCCGGCACACAGGCCGAGGCGAAGGGTGCCGCAGCCGGCGTTCAGAACGCGCCATCGATCGAAGAAATCAAGTGGGCGAAGAAACACGGGCAGAGCGTAACGCTCCCCGGCGATGCTGGCTCGATCAACATTCAGGAACAGGCAGCGTATGCGTCATCGCTCAAACTGACAGAAGCACGTTATGGATCTCTGGCCCGGGAAGCCGCACTGGGCGAGGTCACCAAGGCCTTCATGTCGGATGGCGAGATCAAGCCGGACTTGCTGCAAAAAAGACTGAATGATGTTCTGGAATCTTACACGGGATCTCTGGCCAGTGTCTCTCAGGCGGGTGCCGCGAAACTCGACATCGATCTCCGCAACCAGTTCAACAATCAACTGGTCGCCTACAGCCGGGAATGGCACAGCAAAGACACCAAGCAGCGTCGGGCCAAGGCGGTTGCCAGAGCGCACAACATCCTGCCCGAGGTCGCTGGATATGTAGTTGGAGACTCAAAGACGCGGCAAGACGTCGGCATCGCTGAACATGCCACCAGTATGCTAGAGCGTGAAGTCTTAAACATGACTGTTGAAGGCGTCCCGACTTCGACCATCGAAGCCTACAAAACCACATTCCAGAAACGCCTGGACAATGCGCTCATCACATCGGTGACCCAGTGGTCGCAGGGCAGTGAAGCCGGTGGTCCTCTGGAAGCCTTCAGCAAGCTGTCGAAGGGCACGGCTCCTGAAGGAGTAATGGACGCATTTGAGTCCCTGCCGGCCAGCAAGCAAAACACATTGAAAACTGACATCTGGGCCGCGCACACCAGAGAGCAGTCGATCGAGGAAGACAGGCAAAAGGTCATCGATGACGCTCATGATGCTGTTGTTGAAATGCACACAACAAACTTCTATTCCGCTCTTCTGACTGGCGACCACGGGACGATGAGAACAATCATTGACACGTTGACCGTGGTAGACCCGGACACCGCTGGCAGACTGATTCCCTTGCTCTCCAAATCAGGTGATGCCGGAACTGATGATGCCGGGATTGTGCGTGACATTTCTCTCCGCATTGCCGAGGGGCAAACAGACCCTACCCAGAGAACCTACATCAAATATGACATCATCTCTGCCATGAAGGACGGCACGTTGACGACTGGAACCGGCAAACATTTGATGCAAAATCTGAGTGCTTCCCGGTCGCATGTATTCAAGGCGGCACAGGCTGAGTTGAAGAGCAAGACACGATACAATACTGCCATGAACCGGATTAACCCGGGGCCGGAAGATGACGCAGCCTTGCGCCTGTATGAGCGAGTGATGGCCAAGCTGCATTTGGCATCCGCAGATCCTGAGGCCGACCTGATGGTTGTGGTAGAAACCGAGATCGAAAACGAACAGGGCCGAATCCACGCCGCTATGGTTGAAGAGGCCAGAGAGACGTTGGCATCGATCCCTCTTTTCAACTCTGTCGAGATTGTTGAACAGACTACAGAGGGCCTGAAGAACGGAACAATCAAACCATTCGGATCTGTCAAGATACTCGACTATCAGAGGGCCTTGAGGGCGGTAAAAACAATCAACAAATGGGGCACTGCAAAATGAGCGACCTCGACCAAGCCCCTGAAGACGTTATCGGAGAAACCCGGGCAGTACAGCAAGACGGCACGTTGACGCCACTGCGGATGTCGGCCTCGAAGCCTCGCGTCAATCCGGCGGCAAATATCGATGAGATCTTGTTGCAGGATCAGGCTGCGAGAGGTGTTGCTGCCGAGATGAACGTACCTCTCCAACTGAACACCAACGAACACGGCGCCGTTTACTACACGCCGCAGTTCCCTGACATCGATCCTGTCGGCATCGAGAACCAACAGCCCCTGCCTACAGAACAGACATGGGGAGATGTTGCAGTCGGCGTTCCCGAGGCCATCGCACATGGCCTGTCTACCGGCCTTGGCAACATCAATGAATTGCTGCCGATCCCCGGTGGTTGGGTCACTGATGATGGCCAGCCTGTCACCAACGTCAAACAGGCTATGGATGTGTTCGGCAAGTGGATTCAGGGCGGGACTGAAGGCCCCCTGACAATGGGCAAGCCTGAAGGCGTGACGCTCGGCCTTGTGTCAGGAATCAGTCAGGTCTTGCCGGGAATGATCCCAGCCATCAAGCTGGCAAAGGCCGCCGGCATGGGCCCGATTCTCGCTGACGTTGTCGGCGGGTTTGTGGGCGACATCGTCACCTCATCGGAAGTCGAGGCGGAGCAACTTGTAAAATTATTCGGATCAGTTGCGTCTAAAGAAGGCGCTGCGGCCCTGACAGAGTTCATGAAGGATGAGAACGGCGACATCGACAAGCTGAAGGCACGACTGATTGCCGGCGTCCCGGGGCTTATCGCGGGGCCAGCGATACACGGCGTTGTCAAGTTGGCATCGATGGCGAGAAAAAGCTCCGGCGGTCAGGCCCTCATTAAGCAGTTTGTCAAAATGATGGCTGATGAAAGCGGTGAAGTGAAGTTGCCGGGGATGGGTGCCGGCGGCAGGGTCAAAATGGGCCAGGATATGCAGCCAACAGGCAAGGCCCCGACACCGGATGAACTGACGGCGGCAAGGGCTGAAACAGTCAAGGATGGCGTCACAGTAGCCCAGCGCCTCGATACAATTATTCCACAGGCAGAGCGCGTCGATGGCGGCGTCTTCCGGCATGGGATGCCCAATGGCAAAGAGTGGTCAACCCTGACGCCAAAAGAACTGGCCAAGCGCGGCCCGGGCGCAACATTCAAGGACACAGATCTCGATCGTATCTGGAACGAAACACTGGCAGAGGTCAGTGCCGCGGCTCGGGACGCAGTCGAGAGAACCGGCGCAACATGGACAGCGTTCAAGGCAAACGATTGGGACAAGGCATTGCGTCTGCCTCTCCGGTCACAGCTTTGGTATGAGTTGTCTGGCGAACAGTTCGCGAAGTTACTGCCGGATCTGACACACAATGAGTTCATGATGTTTGTCGACCTGATCGGCGCGACATCTGCACGGGCCAAGCCCCTCGAGAATCTCCAACGGTCATTGGCCGTTCTCTCCCAGCGCAAACGTGGCGTCCCTGTCGATGTCGACCTGACGATTCAGAAGTCTGTCGAAGATGCCCTGATGAGAAATGGCACAGAGATCTCAAGTGCCCTCGGCAACAAGACGGGGATGTTCTCTGACACCCTCGCGATGGTTGGCGGCGTCCAGACGCGATACCCCATCAGCGTAAATGATGTCTGGGTCGGTGACATGTTTGGTATCGACGGCAAACTGATGACGGCGAACCAGTCGCTTCATGAGGTGTTCGGCAAGTACATGAACAAGCTTCGAGACCTCACAAACGTCGGTGCAAAAAAGGGCGATGTCAGGCATCAAAGCTGGCAACTACAGGCCCGGGGCTGGGTACAAGCACGATCAGCCGCTGACGGCATCGACACATCGAAAGCTGCGTCCGACATCGATGGATCAGACTACGCCGGGGAATGGAGCAAGATCGTCGCAAGGCTCGAGGATGCTGGCATCAGTGTCCCGGGCGGAAAGATCACAGACAAGATCCTGATGGACCCCCGAGTCGCTGACGCCCTGCGCCCGACAACGCCGGCATTTAGATCTGCGCCAAAGGCGACAGTCGAGTTCGGTACTTTGCTCACGGCAAACGGCAGGGCTGCACACAAGGCATATTCACAGGCAGTCGAATCCGGCAACGCAAAGACGGTCGAAGAGTACGAAGGGGCACTGGCCAGTGCCCTGTACAATTCAGGCCAAGGCGCGACTGCTTGGGAGAAGGCCGTCAGGGTTGCGACTAATTCTTCAGACAAGGTGACCCGGATCAATACCGCCAGTGGCGCGGATCCATTTGCCTTCTCTGGCACCTTCGAGGGGGCTGTCGGCGCGAACATCCGAATCCCTCTCAAGGACATGACGCCTGACCAGATAGCCTACTTTAATGCTGTCGCCGGCAAGGGCCTGAAACAAAAGGCAATGGCTGCGGCAGAGATCCATCGTATCGGCAAGACAGATCCTCTGCCGGCTGGAGCCATTGAAACCGCCTCTGTGATGTTCGACCATTCGGGCGCAGTGCCCAAAGATATGATCGGAGACTTCGCTGACGCCCTCGGGGCTGGGTTCGAGGTATCCGCCGCGAAACACCCGGGGAGCTTGGTTTTTGACATCAATCCCAAGTTCGATGACGCTGGAAATGCAGTCGGCCCGACAGCAGCAGAGTTGGATGCCGCCGTTGACATTATGGCCAAAAAGCACAATATAAAGAACGCCAAAGCGTTCAGGGCTGCATTCAAATCAGAGTACGGCAAGAACTATGTGGAAGACCCGGGCGATCAAACGGCGTATAATGCGATCATTGACGCTACATTAAGGGAGTGGACAACCGATGTCAGACAACAAGTCAAAGCCATCACAGGCGACTCAGTCACCGACAAGCAAATCGAAGTCTGGCTCAACGGGGCAACAAGCAAGCTCCCCGTCACAAAGTCAAAGCTCCCTGATGGGGTCGAAATATCTAGCGTCCGAGGAAGAGCATCGACAGTTCGCAAAAGATTTCGGCAGCGACTTAGTGATCACGCCTCGGTAGAGAAGGCTTTCGATGACATCGGCAAAGGCGTCGATGCCAAGTTCGAGAAACTTCTCCCCAAGTGGCAAAAACGGGCAGACGCACTAGCAAAGAAACAGGGCTCCACTGCCCCAAAGGGGGAAGTGAATAATGGCTACTGATACCATTGCGCCTGAAGAAGTCACCGCAGCCGGTGAACTCCGAGATCCGGCACAGGCGCCACTCCAACTAGACATCCCCGCGCAGGACGCACCGGCTGGTCAACAGACCGCTGGTGTCGTCACTGACGCCATCAAGGCTGGTCTGGACATGTTGGGCCCACAGGTAGACAACGCTGTCCCTGCCCCCACACAAGCAGCCCCTGCCCCCACACAGGCGCTCCCTACCCCCAACCCGAGTGAGCCGGCGCTGCCCGGGGCCACAGTCCGCGATGACCTGGCCCTCGATGAGAAGGCGGCGGTCCAGAGCGTCGATGGCGCTGTTCTGGTTCGACAAGCTACTGATGCCGAAATGATGATGTTCGAGGCTGCGATCCCGCGCATGGATGGCAAGCCGGGGGCCACAGGCCTGAACTATTTCCCGATGAATCTCGATCAGATGACCGATGCCTTCAACGGGAATCTGGCTGCATTTCAGGCGAAGATCGTCGGAGCCAACTCTGTCGCCATCGAACAGATGAAACGCGGCAAGATGACCATCGAGGAGATCGGTCACGCTGCGGAGAAGATCGGCCTGAAGGACATGGCCATGCGGTTGCTGAACAAGCAGCCCGGGGAAGTCTTTAACGCCGAGGAAATGTACAAGGCTCTGGTCACACAGGCATCGGCATTACTGACAGCGAAGTCGGCATATGATGACATGATTGCTGACCCGACTGATGCATCCGCTCTCAACTTTCTACTGGCCATCAATCTACAGGGTGCCCTGACAACGTCACTGGTCGGCGCCAAGACTGAAGCAGCCAGAACGATGGCTGTCCTGACTAACTTCAGCAAGATCATGCAAGCCAACCAGATGCCATCAGCCGATGATGTCACCGGCATGTTCGGCCAGATGCCAAACATCGAGGGCATGTCACCCGAGGACATCATCGCCAACATGGGCGGCATCGAGACGATCATGGCACGGGGCCAAGCCTATATGATGTTGCGCCCGGACCAGCAATCACAGGTCGCGTCTGGATTCTCGAAGTGGTTCAACAAGGGCGTCGATGTCTTCATGGAATCTTTCATGAATGGACTGTTGTCTGGCATCCCCACACACATGGTCAACGTCTTGGGCAATGCCGGCTTCCAGATCTACTCAATCCCTGAACGGTTCATTGCCGGCGCAATTGGTGCAGCCAGAACAAGTATCCCCGGCTCCAATCAAAGCCGTGTCTACATGACCGAGGCCCTCGCGATTCCGGCCGGTATGATGATGTCGTTCAACGCCAGTATGAGGGCTGCGGCCAAGGCATTTGTTACTGAGGATCCGAGCGACTTAGTGTCGAAGATCGACTACCGGACCCGCAAGGCTATCACGGCAGAGAACCTTGAGTTGGACCCGGATGCCGCGGTCGGTTGGGCGGTTGATATGCTCGGCAAGATCACCCGCATTGCTGGCCGGTTCCTGTTGACTGAAGATGAATTTTTCAAGGGCAGTGCCCGGGGGGTAGCTCAATACACAACCGCAGTCAGACGGGCCCTCGATCTCAAGGCGCAAGGCGCGGATGAGGCGACTGTCAGGGCATCGATCGTCCAGGCTATCCAGAACCCTGATGAAGCCCTTCTGACGACCATGAAGGACTATGGGCAGCTAATGACATTCCAGAAGGATCTGGAGGGCGTTCTGGGTCAGTTGCAGGGGTTCTTCAGCCATCCTGCAATGAAGATCTTTGTCCCATTTTACAAGACGCCAACCAACATCATGCGCGAAGTGATGTCGAGAAATGTTTTGTCGGCACCATTGCTGCCATCTTTCTGGAAGGCCATCAAGGCCGGCGGTCCCGAGGCTGATATGGCAATGTCGAAGATGGCTCTGGGCTCGACTATCATGGCTGCGTTTGCCGGCTACTCTTACGGTGCCGAGGGCGACGATGTCCTGATGACGGGGCATGGGCCATCAGATCCCAAGGCTCGGGAGGCTTGGTTGCGTCATCACCAGCCGTACAGCTTTTCAGTCAAGATGGAAGACGGCACACGCAAGTCGATCACATACAGCCGGTTCGATCCGCTGTCGGGAGTGTTAGCCGTTGCGGCAGACTTCGCATGGTATGCCAGGCATAGTGATGATGAGGACATGATCAGTTCACTGGCTGCGGCAGCGGCGATGTCGAACTACAATTATGTCGGGCAGTTGCCGATGCTTCAGGGCATGTTCTCGATTGCTGAGATCTTTGGCTCCGAGTACGAAGGCGGCGAGGCCAAGTTCAAGCGACTACAGGAACTGTTAGGTAAGCAAGTCGGAAGTGCAGCCATCACTGCGCTGCCGCTCCCTACAGGCTCCTTCACTGCGTCGATCGAACGCTACTTTGACCCGACCAAGAAGAACACTCTGCCGACAGACACCAATGTCGCGCCACTTGTCCGGGGCTTCTATGAGGCCTTGCAAAAGGCTCGGTCGCGCAGCCCGTTTTTCTCGAAAGATATGGAGCCGGCGCTCGATCGTTGGGGCACTCCCCGGATGGAAGGCGACGGGCAAGTCTGGGAACTGGCATCGCCCATCAAGATTCGCATCGATGAATATCAAATGGTCGATGATGAGATGTCCGATCTGAACCTTGGATTAAGTCGGGTGCCGAAATCGATCGAGGGTATCAAGCTGACAGGAAAGCAACAAAACATGCTGGTGCTTCTGGCCAACAATCCACCAGACGGCGGCAACTTGCTCGAGGATCTGAAGGAGATGATCCTGTCGCCTGAGTATCAGGATCTGTTGCCCGGATTCCGCATTACAGAACTGAGGGCGATCGATTCAGTGTACTGGTCGAATGCAAGGAAATATCTCCTCGAGATGGACCCGGATCTCAGGGCCCGGGTTGATGAGCGCAACGGAATCAGGGATGTAACCGGCAAGGCACCAATACAATGATTTCTTTTATCAAGAGCGTCCACATGCTATATGGTACGACAGGAGCGATGAACAATGGCTGATATCCCTATCTCGGCGGTCACCCGTCGCGTTCAATACACGGTTGGTGGAACAGACACCGGCCCTTATTCGTTCACGTTCAATGTACTGGCCGACACAGATCTGGCTGTCTACCTGAACTCAACGCTCAAGACGATCACCACACACTACACTGTGTCGCTGAACGCCAATGGCACCGGCTCGATCACCCTGACATCGTCGCCATTAACGACAGACATTGTGACTATCATCTCTGCGGTTCCCATCGCCCGGGTATCTGACTATACGACGGGCGGTGACTTTACCGCGGCGGCAGTCAACGCGGATCTCGACAAGCAGACAATTTTCTCCCAGCAATTGTCGGAGCGAATCGATCGTTCCCTGAAGTCTGCCACATCTGAATCCGCGGTTACCGATTGGGATCTGCCGGCACCAGAAGCCGAGAAGGCCCTGAAGTGGAACAGCGCCGGCACAGCCCTCGAGAACTCGACTGATGACATCGATTCATCGGCAACTGATGCTGCGGCATCGGCGGCTGCGGCACTTGTGTCGGAGAACGCAGCGGCGGCAGATGCCGTCCTGACCGCAGCGGATGTGGTCACAGTCGCAGCAGATTTGGTCGCAACAAATCAGGACACGATTGACACCGCAGCAGATTTGGTCGCGACAAATCAGGACACGATTGATACCGCCGCCGACGTTGTTTTGACCGCAGCCGACGTTGTAAGCGCAGAGAGCGCAGCCGGTGCCGTTGCAGTCCCATTCACCTTTGATAACTCGACTTCAATGGCTGATCCGGGCACGGGCGATTTCCGCTTTAACAACGCTACGGTGGGTTCAGTAACAGCGATCACCCTGGACGCCAATAGTGCCGACACCGGCAACCCTGATGTGTCTGACTTCATTGCAACATGGGGCGCGTCTGACAGTGGTGACAAGGCGCACATCACGTTCAAAAAATCTGGCACACCTGCCACGTTCGCCACGTTCAAGATCACAGCGGCAGTCACAGACAACACAACCCACCTTGAACTGACAGTGACCCATGTCGACAGCAACGGGACATGGACCGCTGCCGATAAGGCCTATGTCGCATGGACGCGCACCGGTGATGCTGGTGCCGCTTCTCCTTCTGCCAGTGAAACGGTTGAAGGTATAGTCGAGACGGCCACACAGGCCGAAGTTGACGCGGGTACGGATGCACTGCGCTACGTGACACCTGCCACGCTGGCAAGTACCACAGTGGTCGGCGGCGATCCAGCGGCCTTCTCCGGGGCCATAGAGACTGATGGAACGTATGTGGCCGTCACACAACCATTCGTCATGCCAGACGGTTCCGGCACGTACATAGCCACAGTTAAAGACGCTGGTGCTGATGGTACTGTCGAGCTTTGGAAGATTGACGTATCAGGTGTTGTTGGTGGCTCGGCTACTGCAAGCGTAACCCTGACAGGTGCCGCGACTGTAACGTCCATTGCGGAGAGCATGGGTTACATCATCGTCGGTTCTGAAGACGGAATTAGCATAGTCCATTCCTACGATACGGGGAGTTGGGCTGAAGCCACAACAGGCTGGCCCCGGTCACTGTCTACCAGCACAACGCCAGCATTGACGAATAACGATGTAACGGCTGTTGGTGCAAACACTGATCCTGAAGCCCCACCTGATCCCCGTACTGGGGGAAAAATACCTTTGTTTGGTGTTGGTTATGGTACTGGTGCAGACATTGGTTCGTTCCTTAAATGGGATGGTAACATTTGGCATAGAGCCGGAACAGTAGGTAACACTGGTGTTGCTGTTGGAACAGACGGACACATAGCCTTTGCTGATAATGATGCTGGTGACAGATACTTAGAGAATGGTCCTGCATCAGTAGTTACGGCTGATGATCCAAACTCTACAGCATGGGCCAGAACAAATAACGATCTGCTCTATGGGTTAGGTTCTGGCAATGCGGTTGCTTTGCATGGAAGTACTCGTGTATCTGCTAGTGATGCAGGGCTAACTCTTGCAGACATTAGTGGGCGTGATGGCGGTTATTGGGAATACAGATCAGCCATTGTAAATCGCACATATAACTCCGGTTATATGATGAACGATATTCGTGGCGCATGGCTTGCAAACTCCAAAACGGCTGATCGTAGCTATAAGGCCAACACGTTGACTGAGACTGGTACTGTACCAAGTGCCGCTGTTTCATCTGGTTCAGACCTTCAAGTATATGGCCCGTTTTCAACAAGCAATTATCTTAGTCGTGCGACTGACGCAGACTATAATGCGCTTGCCTCCGGGGCAGTGCATGTGGCTATCTGGGGCCAGACAAGTACAGGCAACGAAACAGCATTCTCCATCGGTCGCCCCGATTTTTCGCGCAGGGTCGAATTGTATGTCGATAGTTCTGGCGTTCCAACGGTGGCTATTATTGGCGCGTCTGGAACAACAGCTTTAATCGCCACCGGGGTAGACGTAAGGGACGGTATTCGGCATAAGTACGATATCGTTCGCGTTAGCAATACTGAGGCGCACCTATACATTGACGGTGTTCTTGTTGAGAGCGACACAACAGATAGTGGTTCTATATCTGACGGAACTATCATACTGACAATCGG